GCCGGAGTGGCGAAATGGCAGACGCGTCGGATTCAAAATCCGATGCCTTACGGCATGTGGGTTCGATTCCCACCTTTGGTATTATGAATAAGAAACCCACAAAGCAGCTCATATTTTTTATGTTTTACAACTTTTTAAGTGTCTGGATTATAACAGGTATTCTTGATAATATACTCACAATTCTCAAAAAAATGAATAGTGAATCTAATGTACGGAATTATAACAGAGACTAAACAATTTGTAATGGATAATATCAAGGACTCTTCGGGTGAAGCTCGCAAGGGTCTTTTGCTATTCAAGAAGAAAACAAATGCTGTTGCTGCAGCAGAAGAATTGAATGAACTTCGTAAGAGAATGAAAGCATCCCAATGTTATTCGGTGCAGAAGATAACCGTTGACGATGTTCCATCTTACGGTATAATTATAGATGGAGTATGGAAACAAAAACTATGAAAGAGCTATCTACATTATCAAATGCAGAATTGATTGAGTTGAAAAAGCAAACAGAGAATGATATTTCTAAGTATCATAACTTTCAACTTGTAAGAAAGATTCAACTAAATTCTGCATATGGTGCGATAGGCAATCAATACTTTCGATATTATTCAACTGAACTTGCAGAGGCGATTACTCTGTCGGGTCAGTTGTCTATTCAGTGGATCGGACAGGAACTCAATAAGTATCTTAACAAAGCAGTAGGAACTAATGATGTTGATTATGTTATCGCATCAGATACAGACTCTGTTTATCTTTGTTTGAACGGTCTTGTTGAGAAGGTATATCCATCAGTTTCGATGCTTGATGGTGAAACAAAAGTATCAAAACCAGAAACAAAAACAATTGTTGATTTTTTGAACAAGGCAGCAGAGGAAATTATACTTCCATTCATCGACAAAAAGTTCAAAGAACTAGCAGACAAGATGAATGCATATGAGAATCGTATGCAGATGGGCAGAGAGGTTATTGCAGATCGCGGTATATGGACTGCAAAGAAAAGATACATGCTGAATGTGCTTGACTCTGAAGGCGTTCGTTATAATGAACCAAAACTTAAGATCAAGGGCATTGAGACAACACGCAGTTCCACTCCTGAATTTGTTCGTAAGCATTTGAAGACTGCAATCAATATTACAATGAATGGCACTGAGAGTGAACTGATTGATTTTGTTGAGAAGTGCAGGAAAGAATTCTATGCACTGCCTCCAGATCAAATGGCATTTCCTCGTAGTGTAAATGGCATGAAGAAGTATTTTGATGCAAATACGATATACAAGAAGTCAACACCCATTGCAGTCAAGGGTGCTTTAATTTACAATTATTATCTTGATAAACTTAAATTGGGAAAGAAGTACAAGAAGATTGGAGAGGGAGAGAAGATCAAATATCTTATTCTCAAGAAACCAAATCCTCTTGGTGGAGCACGGGGAGAGGATCAGATAATTTCTTTTCCGAATACTCTTCCCAAAGAATTTGATCTAAAGGATTATATTGATTCTAAAATGCAATTTGAGAAATCTTTTATTGATCCCCTGACAACTATTCTAGATACTATTGGATGGTCAACAGAGCGAAAGTCTACACTAGAAAACCTGTTTGGTTGAAAGGAATATTATGAGTGATTTTTTATCGTCGATGGTTAAGTCTTCTGGAAATAAATACGCATCGCTAGTAGCAGATGGGTTAGACGGATCAGATGTTAATGGATTTGTAGATACTGGTTGTTATATTTTTAATGGTCTATTATCTGCAAGCATTTATGGTGGTCTTCCTAATAACAAAATTCTTGCTCTTGCTGGAGAATCTTCCACTGGTAAAACTTATTTCACGCTTGGCATTGTATCTAAATTTTTGAAAGATAATCCTGACGCTGTTGTTCTTTATTTTGATTCAGAGCAAGCAGTTACATCTGAAATGTTCAAAAAGCGGAGTATTGATCCAAAGCGTGTAGCAGTGTTTCCTGTTGCTACAATTGAAGAGTTTCGCCATCAAGCAATTACTATTGTTGATAAGTATCTCGAACTCGCAGAAGAAAATCGTAAACCAACAATGATTGTTCTTGATTCTCTTGGTATGTTGTCAACATCTAAGGAAATGAATGATACCGCTGAGGGTAAGGAAACACGCGATATGACTCGCGCACAAATTGTTAAGTCAACATTCCGTGTACTTACAGTCAAGTTGGGTATTGCAAAGATCCCAATGATTATGACTAACCATACCTATCAAGTTGTTGGTGCATATGTTCCGATGTCTGAGATGGGTGGTGGCACTGGTCTTAAGTATGCAGCATCAACTATCGTGTATCTTTCAAAGAAGAAAGATAAGAATGCTGATGGAGAAGTAGTCGGTAATATTATCCATGCTAAACTGTATAAGGGAAGATTTACTAAAGAAAATAGCATGGTAGATCTTCGTTTAAATTACGATAGCGGTCTTGATCCTTATTATGGTCTTGTTGATATTGCTGTAGAGGGTGGAATCTTTAAAAAGAATTCTACTCGTATCGAACTTCCTGATGGGTCAAAGGTCTTTGAGAAGACTATCTACGATAATCCAGAAAAGTATTTTACCCCAGAAATACTGAAACAATTAGACGAAGCAGCAGGTAAAGTATTCAAATACGGAGTCTCAGAAAATTAAGATGCAAGAAATTAAATCTTTAATATTTTCCAATCTTGTAAAAAATGAATCATATTCCAGAAAAGTAGTTCCCTTCCTAAAAACAGAATATTTTAAATCCAGAACAGACAGGTTCTTTTTTGAACTTGTATCAGATTTCATAACAAAATACAACAATCTTCCCACAAAGGAAGTAATGGGTATCATGTTGGATAAATTGGAGGGAGTTTCAGAAGAAGAAGTCAAAACTATTGGTCAACTAATCGAAGACGCATACAAGCCAGTTGCCGATGTTGATTTTGTTTGGCTCATGGACGAAACAGAGAAATTCTGCAAGGACAGTGCGGTATACAATGCGATAATGGAATCAATCAATATCATTGACGGAAAAGGAAATCTGACTCTGGTGCAATACCAGATATTCTTTCTAAAGCACTCGCCGTATCGTTCGACAGTCATATAGGTCACGATTATCTGGAAGATTCTGAAGACAGATATAATTTTTATCATACAGTTGAACAAAAAACAGGATTCGATTTAGAGTATTTCAATTTGATCACAAACGGAGGAACTCCTGCAAAAACCTTAAATATCGTTATGGCAGGAACTGGAGTAGGAAAGTCGTTGTTTTTATGTCATCATGCCGCCAATTGTCTGAAGCAAAATCAAAATGTTCTCTACATCACATGCGAAATGGCAGAAGAAAGAATTGCAGAAAGAATAGATGCAAATATCTTAGACATTACAATGGACGATTTGAAAAAGTTACCACAAAACATGTACAATAAAAGAATAGAGAATATATCAGAAGTGGTCACGGGCAAATTGATTATAAAAGAATATCCCACAGCAACAGCAAATGCAAATCATTTCAGATTTTTACTCGATGAACTTTGGTTGAAAAAACGATTTCGACCCAATATTATTTTCATCGTCTATTTGAATATTTGTTCGTCTTCTCGACTCAAAAACGCAAACAATACAAATTCTTACACTTATATCAAATCTATTGCAGAAGAACTCCGAGGATTGGCAGTGGAATACAATGTTCCTGTTTTCAGTGCAACTCAAGTCAATAGAACAGGATATCAAAACAGCGATATAGGACTGGAAGATACATCAGAATCGTTTGGTCTTCCTGCAACTGCAGATTTTATGTTCGCCATGATCTCGAATGACGAATTGGACGAAATGAATCAAATTCTGATCAAACAACTAAAAAATCGATATAACGATACAGTTGTTAATAGAAAATTTTTAATAGGAATCAATAGAGCTAAAATGAAACTGTTTGATGTGAAACGAGATCAACAAACAATTCCTATTTCTACAGAAAAAATAGATCTGAGTCCAAAACGGGTTCCTAATGTATCTGCTTGGAATTTTTAATGTGCTCGTATATTGATGTTAAATATATCAACTTGGTTTCTCCACTGTTGAAAAAATTCAAGTGGAAAACTACGAAATTGGCAAATTGTCGTTGTCCGATATGCGGAGACTCGACAAAGAGTAAAACCAAGGCTCGTGGTTATTTTTTCAAGAAAAATAATGATTTCTTTTTCAAGTGTCACAACTGCGGTGCAGGACTCAATGTATATAATTTCCTAGAAAGAATGGCACCTCTATTATGTAAACAATACGCACTGGAGCGATACACCAAAGGCGAAAATAATAAATCGAATTACATCAAACCGCAAACCAAAGATCTGTATCCAAAACCTGCAAAAGTTTGTAAAAAATACTCGTATGTGCCAATTTCAGAACTACCAGAAGATCATGTGTGTAAAAAATACCTTCGATCCAGAAAACTAGAAAACTACTTCGATCGATTTGCCTACACTGAAAATTTTGCAGAACTGGCTAAACAAATAAATTCGAAATATAATCTGTTCGAAGAACCCAGACTGATTATTCCGATAATGAACGAATCAGGTGAACTAAAAGGAATACAAGGAAGAATACTGGAAGGATCTCGAAACGAAACAAAGTATATAACCATTCGAGTAGATGACGATCCTTTGTGTTACAACATCGACAAGATAGATCGAAATAAAACAGTTATAGTTGTAGAAGGTCCAATAGACAGCATGTTTTTAAATAATGCCGTAGCATGTCTCGGATCTAGTAACTTCCAAGAAATGGAATCCAGATTCAAAATAACTGATGCAGTATATGTTTTGGATAATGAACCCAGAAACAAAGAAATAGTCAAGATACTAGAAAAACTAATAAACACAGGAAAACGAGTTTGTATTTGGCCGAAACAAAATAAGTTTAAAGATATAAATGATATGGTGTTGCAAGGAATCGATGTGTCTGATATAATAGAGAAGAATACTTATAGTGGATTGTCTGCTGTATTGAATTTAAATGATTGGAGAAAAATATGAACAATAATTTCGAAAATATGACACCAGAAGAAATAGAAGAGTTTGAAGACGCGTATCTTATTTTTACCTGTAATTTTATTGAGTATGTTCGAGAAGTTCATCCGGATGTGTTCGAACGAGCATTGGATTACGCAACAACTGTTAACAAATGAATACATCCAATCCAAATAGAATAGAAGTCCTCAATCGAGGATATGTTGATTATGTTGATCACATGGGCGATGATCTTACTGTTGTGAATGCTGCTCGAGTTTCTTTTCAAAAAGAAAGTGAGTGGGAAGGAGAAAGAAATTGGACAGGATCAATAACAGGCAAATCATTATCTGAAAAAGATCAAAAATTAATCAAATATCTTGCAAAACATAACCATTGGACTCCGTTTGCCCATCCTCAAATCACATTGAGAAT